GATTAAACTTTCGAGCTCGAACGTGTAGCCGTTACCCATGGAGGAAAACTTGGAAAGCCGAACTTCTTGGCCATTGATCGTACTGTATTCAGTGCGAGCGGTGTCCAAGAGGCAGGCCCATTCATAAGGTAGCAACATCCAGACGAGTTCGCTAGAGATTGTGTCGCTAGCGGAACTCAGATCGATAGTTGCAAGGCCTTTATGAATGGCATCTCTTGCCATCCTGCGGTTAATTTCCGCTTGATGATCAAGGTTGATTCCATAACGTCGAAGCCTTTGCCTCAACAAAGCACCAATGCCAAGCTGAACATAAATGTTCAGATGAGGCTCGATCGCTATAGCGCGATGCGTTTTAGAGGTCTTTGGGACAAAGGTTACCCGCGAGTGCGCTCTGAGCTCAACCTCCGAAGAGGAGCGAGGGATCAGAGAACGCCAGAACGGGTAAAGGCGAGGTGTAACATGCATGGAGCATGAATATTTCTTGCTTGCGACTACATCGTTACCTGCAACACTAGATGTGGCGCCGGGACCAAAGCGAAAATGATCTTCCATGAACTCAAGCTTCTCACGAGTTAATGGACCGAGAATATTCGCTATGAGCTGCTGTGCACGACTGATAACATCATTTGTTCTCCTGTCAAGGGGACTGACGTCGCCTTGTAAGTAGGATACTAATCTGTTATTCGTGTCTGAACACTGCTGCTCAGCAGCCCACCATGACCTTTCGGCCTCCTTTCGAGGGTCGTAAGACGTGGTGAGATGCGGGTTTTTACGCATAGCCTCGGTTACAAGATAGTCATCGGCGAATGTAGGGGAATCAAAATCTGGCCGATCAAGGTCCAGATACTGATCCCACTCATTCGACTTGGCTAACAAGTAACACGTTAACGCGCGAGCGGTTCCAATCGACTCGCACGTACGCAAGAACGTCCCAAGCTCGACATTAAATCTACGAGCGGCCAGGCTCAGCCTAGGCTTTTTGGTCATGATCAGATCCTTTCTAGTTAGTAGAGAGGATCAAGATCGCGGACTGCACCACGCACCAGCGTGTTCTGCAGGCCGTTCACCAGAAAAGCGAACAGGTTCTTGCGTTCGGCATCCGTAGAGGCCACCGGCAGGATGACATCCACATTAGCGCGAAGCACGTAGGCTTGTGCAGTGATACCGTTCACCGTAG